GCGTGAGCATAACCTTCAATAATCATTTGCTCGTTAAGGGACACACTGTCGTCCCCAATGTAAAGCCAACCCAGAAGACGCCCGTATTTGCCAGTGCCACCAACAAGTTCAGTCCTAACAGACAACTCATCATCACCAGCCAAAGTGCCTTCGAGTTTTTCTTTGAGCCAGTTGGTTGCGTCGATTCCAAGTGCTTTCTCCTCTAGATTTCTCGTTCTTTTCTCTGGTGTATCAACTCCTGCAACTCTAACTCTTTCCTTCTTGTATAGATCGAACCCCAGATCAATAGTGACATCAATAGTATCACCATCAAGTACACGATTGATCTCCGTCACTCGGAAGTTGTAGCAGCTCTTCCTGCTCGGTGGTGTCAATGCTCCCATCTTCTAACTCTGCAAATGCTTGTCTTAGTATGTATACGACATAACCTAGTGCCAATACAACAGCAATAATTACCAAGATAATTACTGACCATACAGGATCACTTGGGTAGTCGAGAGGACGTAATAATAAATTCATTTTTTAACTGGCCAAGTAAGTTCCATTCCCACAGTGAGTAGTATCACAAATCCAAATACAAATATTCCACTCATCATAATCTATTACTATCTCTGGAAGGGATTAATTGGTATGCCATTTTGTCTCTCAACTCATTGACACGCTCTTCATTATACTGCTTGAAGTTCCCTCGCTTCTCAACTTTTTTATAGTAGTGTAATGCATTGAGGATAATTGCATAGTCCTCCATGTCTAATTCAAATTTCATAATTGATTAAATCGATAATCTAACATAATTCTATACAAAGAATCTCTCATAAACCACAAGTGTTCTTGTTCTTCGTGTGGTCTAGCAGGAGCACCTGGCCATAACCTAATGGTTTCTGTAACAGAATGATGTAACAAGCGTACATCTTCTATAGTTAAACTTACTGTGTAGTCGGGTTGGTTACTCATGGGTTCCTGGGATCGATTCCTAAATCTTTCAAGTATTCAATCCACCAATCTTGATCTTTAATGTATCTCCAATTGGGAACTTCTTGTCCGCGTTCTATAACATAGTATTCATAGAGAGCGTCATCTATAGTCTGTGCGATCTCCATATTCTTCTTCCTCTTCATCAACGTCTTCATATGCGTTGTCCACATATGGTCCTCGTTTTCGTGAAGATTCTTTTCCGACATAATTTTTTTCGTCGTTGACAGCAGATACCCATACTGAAAGTTTTAATACTATAAAAATAATAACCAGTGGTGTAAAGCATCCGATTAAAATTACTGGATTCATTTATGCTTCCTCGTAAAAGGTTCCCAGTGTTGCCAACTGTATTTATGAACTGCCCACATTCCTATGATGGGAACAAAGACCAGGCACCATGCCATGATAGCTAATCCATATGGGTTGTTAAGTACAGTCCCACAAAACCTAGCAAATTGTAACATTATTCTGATATAATTGATAGAATGAATAAAAATAATCCGAACAAACAATAGAAACCAATAAAAATTAATTCAGATTGAATATGCATATTCTAAACTCCATGTAATACTTGCTATTATACAGAAAAATAAAAGTAATCCAGAAAAAATTGCATGGTTCATTGTTCTTTAATTTTCCAAAGGTTTAGGAAATAACGATCAACTTCATACAAATCACCACGGGGTGGTTGTTCGTCAATTTGAGACCATTTAATGCATAGTTCTCTCATCTCAAATGATATCTTACCTGGGGTAAACATTCTGCCAAAGGATGACATGGCAAACGCATACCTCATTCTAATGCGCTGTTCCATTTCCTGTGTAGGCGTCGGTTTCATAATAGTTATTCTCACCTGTTCTGTACCCGAAATATGCGGTGGCACATATAAAGGGTAGTGATCCGAAAAGTAGGACATGTGCTAGGGTCATTAAATTTTTTCCTCGTAGATTTTAATTAACTTCATTGCCTGTTTTCTATCACTACCACAAGGAGCATTCTTAAGACACATAAGAATTAATTCATCATCACTGATAGTAGGTTTGATAGTAAACCCCCACTTATCAACTTCACCATTTATAGGTGCTTCTGGACTATCGAACATCATGTCCTCCAAACATTGCTCTCATACCATTCAGAACCTTGGCAGTGAAAGCACCAAGACGGCGCGACTCAAATCTCGCAAACAAAGCACTGCTGATGACAGGAGCGGGTACGCCAAGATCCACAGCAGCGTGAACAGTCCAACGTCCTTCACCAGAGTCTGATACTCCCCCATCGAACTTGCTAAGCTCACGATCACTGCGTAGTACATCAGCGGTAAGATCAAGTAACCAAGACCCAACCACACTACCACGACGCCAACACTCAGCCACTTTAGCAACGTTAATGTCGTAGCAATAATCTTCTGGGCAATCCATTGGAGCAACCTCAGCATCACCTGCAGCAACGTACTTTGCCCCAGCATTTGCTTCATGCAGGATATTAAATCCTTCTGCATATGCTTGCATGATTCCATATTCAATCCCATTATGTACCATTTTTACAAAGTGACCTGCACCAGGATCCCCACAATACATCCATCCAAACTCTTCTGGATACATTACATATGAACCATCTCCTGTGCGTTCTGCAGCACCAATTCCTGGAGCGAGTGCATCGAAGATAGGGCGGCATACATCGACTGCGAGACTTCTGCCACCAACCATAAGACAGTATCCACGCTCCAAACCATAAACACCACCACTAGTACCACAATCAAGATATTGGATGCCCAATTTTTCCAGTTGCTCTGCTCTGCGGCGCGAGTCCTTAAAATTGGAATTGCCATGATCAATAACAATATCTCCATCACTAAGAAATGGTAGTAAGTCATTGATAGTTTCCTCTACAAGTTCTGCAGGAATAACAAGTTGAAAGATGCCTGGAACTTTGCCAGCACTAGTGTATTGCTTAGAGTCAGATTTAACTGCCTGGACTAAACTTTCTAATGAAGTAGTAACACCATTTACATATCCTGCCTCATATTGTTCACATGCTTTCTCGTAGTTATTTCTATAACCCCATACTTCAATACCTGCTTTTATCATACGGCGAGACATACCCTCACCCATACGACCTAATCCAATCATTCCAACTTTCATTTTAATTTTCCTTTATTCTATTATAATCACTTAGCATCTGTAGTCAACATTTGCTCCGTATACATTTTAAGTTTGTTTTCTAGTTGGTCGTAGATATCCCAGATGTACTCGGAACCTGTTTGGTCTTTATAGGATTCACACGCACGAATTAGTCTTGTAATATCGTCTGCAGAAAGTCTCATAATCTAATACCGTGTGACAAAAATATTTATGGTACACCCCCATTGACAGGATTGTTATATGGTGGTATGATGATCATGTCGTCGAGTTGAACACCTATGTTATACGATCAACCTCCTGCTCCTCACTATGTTTGTGTGGATTGTACTCCAGCCGAGGCACAGGTTGCTCAATTCCTGCAAGGACGTGGCATTTATGATCGCAATGCCATTGCAGTTGTGATGGGAAACATTAAGCAAGAGAGTAATTTTAAACATAACATTTGTGAGGGAGGTGCTATTGTCCCTTACGATCAGTGTCTTCGTGGTGGGTATGGTTTAATCCAGTGGACTTCTACTAATCGTTACCTGGGATTGGGATCCTTTGCACGTAAGTATAATGGTAGTCCTTCTGACTTTGGTATGCAATTGCGATACATGGTCAACGAAAACCAGTGGACAAAATTTGAAGTGGTACTGAAGGGCGGTGGTCAAAGTGTCCCCTACTACATGAATGCTGCTTATTATTGGTTAGGATGGGGTATCCATGGAAACCGCACAAACTATGCCTACTCCTACAGCAAGAAACTCGTCCTCCGATACTCTTGACATGGCAGACGACTGGCGTTATAATGACCAGAAGATGGAGACACGCCAACGTGCGTACTCCATTCTTCTCAATCGATTCGGATCCCAACTTGACAAAGATGGAGCTCCGCTATATAATATGAAAGCAATCACCGAGTGTGCCCATGACTGGGTGTCACAAGGAAATTCTAGATGTGATGGAATTGTTGCATACTTCAAAGCATATTATGCTTGAAGTTTTTTGACTCAGTAGCTCAGTTGGATAGAGCAACTGCCTTCTAAGCAGTCGGTCGTTGGTTCGAGTCCAACCTGAGTCGCCAGTCGGTATGGCGGAATTGGTAGACGCGCCAGGTTTAGGTTCTGGTGTCTTTATGACGTGGAGGTTCAAGTCCTCTTACCGACACTCGCTCGAATAACTCAGTGGTAGAGTGTCTCCTTTACACGGAGGGTGTCGGGGGTTCAAATCCCTCTTCGAGCATTGTCACTATTAACTATGGACAAGCAAAAAATTAAAGATCAATTACAAGAAATCAAAACAGAACTTGCATATATGCGAGGAATGCTTACAAATATTTGTAGTCAGTTACAAGAGTCGAAAGATTTTAATGCAGAGTCATCTAAATCTCCAGCAAAAGAATTATATGAGCATCCATGGTATAAGTATAAGCGTGAACAAATTCTCGCTGAAGAAGAATCACTTAAAATTTTAAGTGATCACTTAAAAACTAACATTATATAAATCAATGAAAATTTTCCTAGACACTGCTGACTACGAAGCAATTGCTGAACGCTATACGACTGGTCTAGTTGATGGTATCACTACAAATCCTACACTAGTTCGCAAGTCTGGTGTAGACTATGTGGAGTTCATTAAAACACTAGCAACCAACTTTGCTTTTGAAAGCATCTCTGCTGAAGTAGAAGGTGACTCCTGCTTTGAGATGCTTACCAATGCTATTAAGTATCGTGATATTGCTGACAACGTTACGATCAAACTGCCCCTCACTGTAGAGGGTCTGAAGGCATGTAAAGAACTCACTGCTCAAGGTGTCGAAACTAACGTTACCTTGTGCTTCAGCGCCGCTCAGGCATTGATGGCAGCGAAGGCAGGTGCCACATACATCTCACCTTTCGTGGGTCGTATGAATGATAATTCTCTCAGTGGTGTTGAACTTGTTCGTGCTATCTCTGGTCTGTACTGTGCTCATGGTGTTCGCACCAAGATCCTTGCTGCCAGTTTGAGAGATGTCCACCATGTCTCGCGTTGTTTCCTCTATGGTGCTAGTGTATGTACGTTGCCACCTGCTGTGTTTGACAAAATGTATAACCATGTGCTGACCGATTCTGGTCTGGCAATTTTTGAAAAAGATTTTAAGGAGATCAATGGTTGAAGTTCCGTTCGATGAATTTGAAAAAGACTTCGATGCATACATGGATCGCATTGAAGCAGGTGAATCCTTTATAGTTCGTAAACCAGATGGAACTGCTGTCATGGCAGTCCCTGCTGAAGAATACAAAGAACTATCAGATCAGGTTACTGATACTGACTGGGAAGATATGATGACAACACATGATGATGCTAGTTAAAAAGTTAATTTCTAAGTATGTCTCTCTAATCCAAAAAATTCCAGAGAGACACTACTGGCCAATCTTTCTGTTCCTGTCTTTGTACTTCATCGTTCCGATGAGTGAGATCACAGTTACACTGACAGCAATTCTTTACTTCAAGTTTGAAAAGAAGATTGCTCCTGTGGTAGGTAGACTCACCAAGCGACTTCCTAACTGGTTAAAGTTTGGTGGTGGTCTCATCTTCTTCCTTGTGATGATTGATGATACCTTGTTTTACTTTGCCCTGATTGCTCTAGCATTCTGGAGCAGTAAGCAGGTCAGAAAGAAAACTGGCACACCCCCTTTACATGACGATGAGGAGGTGCTACAATATGGACACAACAAGGAACCTGATGAAACCGACAGTCATTCTTGAGAGATCTCCCTACCGCTATGTTCAGTGCGGTCTTCTAGAGATCAATGGTAAACCTGACTATCGTATTCAAAAGTATCATGAGTGGAAAAAGCGTTACTTTGACATGTACTTGCTTGACAATCAGATGCAACTAGACACCTGTCTAGAAGATGTAGAGTATACTAAGTGGTTAGACCCTGACCCTGAAGTGGGTTCATATCGTAAATTCAATTCTGTAAGTAATCCTTATGACTAAAACACATTCTGACTTGGACTTTATTCGCGACATGCTTCTCGCTGCTCTGGATGAGCGTCGTGATGATATTGTAGGAGATTTGTTCAAGATGTATGAGCAGGCACGTACCGAATCTCGCCCTACTATTCCTGCTGGCAACATTAACATCGACACCGTAACTAAACCTGACGGAACTCAGTATAACTTTACGTTGAGTTCTGACTACATCCCTGCAGCACCAGCTTCTATTAATCTTGGTAATTCTCTTAACAACAATGATGTAATTTCTTTTGGAGATTACACACGTACAGATAAGGAGTTTCTTGTAGAGTGAGAGTAGTTGTTGTTGGTGGGGGTACTGCTGGATGGATGGTAACTTATTATCTGTCCGAATCTCATCTATGTGTCAATGTCTCTACTGAAGAGATCCCTATCATAGGTGTAGGTGAAGGCACAACGGGTAAATTTCTTGATGTATTCAAGATGGACCATGTATCAATGATGCATGGTATGGATGCTCTACCTAAACTTGGCATCAAGTTTGACAACTGGAGTAAGACCAAGCAGAGTTTTCTTTCACCCATTGACGGAACACCAACAGCTAGTAAATATATTGATTATACTTGTCTTGCCTATGGTCCTGTAGGTAAGCACATCACTTTGATGAACGGCAATAAGTCTAACTTTTTTGTCGAACAACCAGACTTAATGTGTGATTATAATCAAAATGCATTACATCTAGATGCATATAAGACAGGCGAGTTCTTTAAATCTCAAAGCAAACTACTTAAACATTACGATGCTAAAGTAGTCAAGGTTAATAGAGAGGAAGGATTTATTAAATCTATTGAACTCGATACTGGCGAAACAATAGAAGGTGATTTATTTGTTGATTGTTCTGGTTTCGCTAGAGTCTTGAGTGCCGCTGATGACTGGGTAGACTATTCTGAATACCTTCCTGTCAACAGAGCATTAGTATATAAAACAGAGACAGAATCTTCTAGAAAACCATATACTCTTGCTACTGCTAGAAAATATGGTTGGACTTGGGAGATTCCAACTCGTACTAAAATTGGTAAAGGATATGTGTACTGCGATAAGTATGCATCTGAAGACGATATCCTAGAAGAACTAGGTGACGTTGAGAAAGTCAAATCTATTGAGTTTAAATCTGGTAGAATTACCAAGTTTCTTGATAAGAATTGTCTTTCATTGGGGCTCTCTTCGGGATTCCTAGAACCATTGCAAGCAACTAGTATTCATCTTACACTGATGCAACTAGAACGCTTTGCATATGGATATCCTACCGAGGATTTACTCCTTGACAATGAGATGGAAAGAGACTATAATGATTATGTCGCTTCCTTACATGATTCTATGAGAGACTTTGTGTCTCTACATTATTCTGGAGGTAAAACTGATACTGACTTCTGGAAAGATGCCCGTGTTACTCCCTTTGTAGATAAAATTATTTCTTTAACTAAGAAAAGACTCCCCCGATCTTTTGATTTTCCTAAGATAGGTGGAGGTGTTGCTCAAGAATCATACAACCCCATCCTATGGGGATTAGGACACTTTAATAATTGTCCAGTAAAACAAACATTTGACAGCGACAACGCTTCTATGGTATACTGGGCAAGCGAAGCAAAGAAGTTCGGTGGTAATACTTCTAAGTACTTAACCATTGATGAACTGAACGACATCATCGCTAGTCTTGGGAAGACTTAAAAAGCACCCTGGTGCGGGTGAATGCGACTCGCCGCCTGGTTTCTTGCTTCCAGTTAAAAAGCAAGTGGTGGTGCCAAATACCCTTCCGTGTGGTTGGTTCTTGTTTACAACTAAAACAAACAAGTGGCGTGCATGTGTAACCCCTCACACGAACTGTCACAAGGGTAAGTATATTTACTCTAAGTCGTGTATAAATAAAATCGTTACAATTTTGTAACAATCCTAACGGAGACACGTCGAGTCTTCTATCATCTGTGGGTTTAACTCCACAAGTAAACAAACTTTTAAACAAAATGATCAAATCTGTATTCGCAGCAACCGCTGCCCTGTCCGTATCTGCTGGCGCTGCATTCGCTGGTCCCTACGTTAACGTAGAAGCAAACTCAGGATTCACGGGATCCAGCTACAATGGAACTGCCACCGACCTTCACGTTGGTTATGAAGGCGAACTCGGTGAGTCTGCTTCATACTACGTTCAAGGCGGCGCTACTGTAGTCTCCCCTGATGGCGGCGAGAGCGACACCGTTCCTTCTGGTAAGGCAGGTCTTGGTATCGGTTTGACCGATGCTCTTGGTGCATACGGCGAAGTCTCGTTCGTTGGTAGCGGCGACAGCAACATCGATCGCGGTTATGGAACTAAGTTGGGTCTTAAGTATTCCTTCTGATTTTCATAAGGAAAACTAAACTGAGAGGGGCTTGACGCCCCTCTTTTTTTCATATATAATATGTAAAGATTCATTACAAAACGTATCATGACAGTAACAACAGAAGATGGTGGACGTACAAACATGTGGGCCACCGAACCTCGCATGTATACTGACCCTACTTATACAGAAAGATATGGTCTTGAAACCCACGCAGAACGTGCAGAAAAAGCAAATGGACGCTATGCTATGTTGGGTATCATCGCAGGATTCATTTCGTATGCTGTGACTGGTAACTTGTTCTTTGGAATTATTTGATGAATCTTACACAAGATGAACTTTGGAATACGATTGACACCCTTGGATGGGATGTCAGACATGATAACATCGTGATTGAAATTGGTGGTACAGTTGTTTCTGGTATCCACCAAGGTGAGGAGTTCAACAAAAAGTGGGCAACTCAATATGGTGTGCGTAAATATAATAAGGACGCATTCATCGTTCTTAAAAACCTTTCACGTACTCCATTTGAATCATCCAAACCCATGGATAGAGAACATAACCCCCCTCACTCATCTACCCCCACAGAACCAGAAGACATTGTTGTCAACATGGAAGGCGGTGTAGGTGGGTCTTGGGAAGTCAAAGGTGAAGATGACAAATCCTAATCAACTCTATGAAGACATGGAGAGATTAAATGCCCTATACGAAGAACTCTGCTGGGGGCATCATGATGAATTAGTATTCACTCATGAAAATGGTAGAGTCGTTATTTACAACAAAACACAGGAGCAAGTCAAATGAAATTCGGATTCACACCTGAGGCAGAGATCCTCAACTCACGTCTAGCAATGCTTGGTTTCATCATTGCTGTTGGAACTTATGCTACTACAGGACAAATTATTCCAGGAGTATGGTAAATGTTATTGTTAGCAACTATCCTTTTGGGAAGCTTTATTATTGGAGCAGTACTCTCAGATGGAGGTGCTGATGATGATGGACCACCTGATGGAGGAATGATGACACCTATTATGGTTCCTTCTAATTAAATAAATAAAAACATATCGTCGCCGCTAGGGAGTGTCTGGTCAGAATCAGACTACTCCCTATTTTTTTGCTTATGAAAGACTTCATTGGAATTTATCCAAATGCAATGCCAGATGACACATGTGATTTGATCATTGATTGGTTTGAAAATAATATAGACATACAACAACCTGGCATTGTATCTTCGCGTCAGGGGGAAAAAACTGAGGTAGTTAAAAATGTGAAAGACTCTACCGATATTCCTGTGTATTTTTCAGATGATGAATTGCCCAACTATCATATCGCATTAGCAATTTCTAAAGGCATTTCGCCATATAAAGATGAATATTTTCACTTGAATGAAGGACCAAGATGGGATGTAGTTAATACTTACAACCTGCAGAGATATTATCCTGGTCAAGGATTTCATATTCCACATCATGAATACAATCCAACATCAAACCAGTTGTTGCTGGCATGGATGATCTATTTAAATGATGTTACTGAAGGTGGAGAGACTAGATTTGTTTATCAAGATATAAATATTGAGCCAAAAAAAGGTACGCTGGTTATTTGGCCAGCGTACTTTACTCATGTTCATCATGGACTTGTTAGTGCAACACAGACTAAGTATATTGCAACTGGGTGGCATCGATATTATGCTTGAGCTTCTGTCCAGGAGAACTTAAAGTCAGCAGATCTTGCACTGCTACCGAAACCACCAGCAATGTTTGTAACACGTACAGCAAGAACTTCAGGACCATCTGGGAATACACCACTTGGGAAGTTGTTGTCGAATGTAGACTTACCACCACCTAGAATGCAGTTAGAGATCTCTTTAACTTGATCTAGAGGAACTGTGGATGCACCAGCACCGAAACCACCTGCACCAGCATAGAAAGCGTAAACAACTTCACCACCAACTAGTTCTGCGTTTGTTCCAAGAACTGCATATTGTGCCAAGGATGTACCACCTACACTTTGCCATGTAGAAGAGACATCAACTGTTGGGTTAAGTAATAGTTCTACGAAGAACACACCATTAGCAACAATCTGACAATCTCTCATAACTAGTTGCATTCTGTTGATCAGTTCTCTGGATCCAAATGCACCAGTGATACCATTATCAACAGCAGGGCAAACACGTAGTGCTAGAATACCTTTGGTTTGACCAGAGGAAACAGATCTACCAGTTTTAGTACCAATAGAATAGATGTATGCTCTATCTTCATCATACTCACCTTCCATAATAACTGAGGAACCCCAGTGACTAATTTGTGGAACAGATGTAGCTCGCAATAGTTCTACACCAATAGGTCTTGTCGTATCATATGTGAATGTTTCAGCAGATCCTGCTCCCATTGGTGCAAAGATAATACTTGTTCCAGTTGCTGTCGCAGTTGCTGCAGTGCTTAGGGTAATGTTTACACCAGCAATTTCCGATACAAATGTATCATCAGGAATGTCATCGCTTTTAACAACCTGACCAACTTGAATGCCAGTGGAACTAGCGACTTGAACTATGTTACTTCCCGATGTAGTATTACCTGTAGTTACTGCTCCTGCAGCTTCTCTAGTTAAACCTGTAAATGTACCAGACTCAGCAACAGCAAGAGGAGACAAAGCAGAACCAACAGATGCTGTGATCGAGATAGGAGTTGAAGATGAAGCAGTTTCTGTGATAGTGAAACTTGTGCTGTTTGGAACTGTTGCAACGAAATAGGTTTTGTTTGCAACAATGTTAGCAAATGGTCTATCAAATTGAATTGGTTGAACACCATTGCCTTGCAAACCACCAGTAGAAGCAACTGATAATGTATTACCTGCTGCTTCAGTTGCTAGAACATCCTGAGCAAAAGTACTTTTGCTGGTATAATTTACATACTCTTGAGTTGCAGATGTAGCAGAATCAACTTGTCTGATTCTTAAGGTTCCTGATGATGGGAATCTATCAAGTCCTTTGTTTACATACAGAACACTATCACTATTAGATACTGATTTAGTTACTACTGCAAATGGACAGATAGTATTAACTTCATAACGAGCAGGTAGGTTACCTGATCTCATATATGCTTCGTTGTTGAAGTTGTTGTTTGGAATCTTGTGAGCATAGATAACATCACCATTTGTACCACGGAATCCCCAACGAATAAAACCAGCACCATACCAAGAGTAGTCCATATAGAACATTTGCATCTTGGTTACATCAATAGTATAACCAGACTTACCAGAACCATCACAGCGATCTATATTCCACTGATCTTGCTTCCATATAATTTCTTGTGTCTTGGTGATAGGAACATTAATGTCAGAAGGACCACGATAGTCAGGGAAGATAATAATTTGCGTGTCTGAAATAATACCATCAACACGATAAGAAGAACCACGAAGAACAATATTATCTCCGATGTTTAGTTGCTTTGCTAGAGAAGTTCCTGCTCCGTTGACACCAGTATAACTAGAAATAACAGAACTGCCATTCGTTACAGTTACTCTACCAGAACATTGGAAAGTAGATGATCTACGAACCACTTCAATTTCTCCATGAGCATAGCGGAAGAAAATTCCATTCTGCTGATCCATCATACCTAGTTCTAGGTTGACTCCATAAGTATTGATGGGAGTTATAGTATAAGATCCACCAGCAGAAGATACTGTTGGAGCAAGTGATGAAGTATACTTAAACGTGAATGGATCGATTACTGCAGTAACTGTATACGTTCCATTGTAATTATTATCATCACAACCACGGACATCAATTTCACTTCCTCTGGATATGTTGTGTGCGACTGAAGCAACAACAGTTATGTTTGTTCCTGATGCTGTAATGCTATCAAGATTTTCAATAGCAGGAGCTAGAATAGAACCAGTAGAGAATGCTACGCCTTTACCAGACTGATAACGGAAGTAACGTTTAGTCTGTCTGATTGCTTGTTGGTTTTTGGATAAAGTATTGGTTGAAAATTTAACACCACCATCAAATGCTCTATGAACAGAGTTTCCTTGTGGTCTTGGATATAATTTTGCTGTGCCGCTACCAACACCACCAGTAGGAGCAGAAGATGGGTAGTATTTAAATTGTACTGGTGAGATAACAGATGCAACAATCCAAGAACCATTTACATTATTACCATTAGAACCTACAATAGCAACTTCGTTACCAACTTCTAAACCATGTGCGTTGGTACACAGAACGTTGACTGAATCATCTCCTGGTGCTGACAATGTAATAGAACCGCCAATTCTGGAATTACTATAATGAATGCCAGTGTAGATATTAGTTCTTGCGCTAATTTGAATAGAAGAATTACCCTGAGTCCAGATAACACCAGCAGTATATGAGAACTGATTAGCATTGTTTGAACCTGATCCAGCAGAGTCAACAATAAAGACTCCATTAGCACCAGGGAATGTAGTATCCTGAACAAATACAGGATCTCCAGCTGAAGGCAATGCAGAGTTGTTAGTATCTATAGTAACTCTAATTGTTTTGGTGTTAGTAAATGCTTCGACTTGAGTAACATCAAGTGTAGTATTACTTTTATATGCAAAGGGGTTGTTGTTGATCATTGCCAACGATTCCCATTTGGTAGACTGAGTACTATACTCAAAGTCTGTGTCAATCAGTGATTGAGGATTAGAAACTCTTTGCTTGTTAACAGAGTCCATGTAGGTCTCTGCTGGTTTGATAGTTTCTTCAAACTCATCATACACAATTTGCAACTTGTCGGTATCCGACATCGAAGTTGTATCATATGCAAGAGTAACTCTTGTAGTAGTTACGTTACGAATATCAGTTTCGATCGAGTATACACTAGCAGTAAGTTCAGGATCACTGAAGTTATAGATTACTTTGTTGTCAGTAACATTAGTAATCAGAATTAATTGTTCCCTTTGGATACCACCAGGGATTACTACCTCTCTTGCCGAAGCATCAAAGAGATAGTAATTACTTTTAATGGATTTTCTCGCCATTACTTAGTGCCTCTAAACAGATATTCTTTGCTCTATCTATTTATCACAGCCCATACTTACTCTTGGTGGCGTTGAAATTTTGGGATACTTTTGTCGAGTCCAGTGCTGTGGTATACATTCTAACTTCGGCAATTCTACCTTCAAAAACTCTATCTGTGTATCCGTCTGGTCTTCCACTTATCGCCAAATTAGATTGATTATTAGGATCTATTGATGAAGTGGTTTGATCAACTTGTTCTGTGCCATTTACATAGATTTTATATGATGTTCCATTATGAACAAGCACAACATGATAGTAAGTATTCAAACTCAATTGATATTTTTTGTCATTAGCTTCTTCAACTCCTTGAGCACCACCAAATCCAAGTCTTCCAGAAGTGTCAATACCAAAACACCATTTAGTAGATCCAACTGATCGATGACAACTCATAATTCTTCTAGGGTAAGCATCAGTTGGACTGCCTGTAGGTGCTGAGAAGTCTGTTGGATAGATCCATACTTCTGCTGTAAAAGTTTGACCAATCGTTGATGCAGGAAGGGTGGTTTCCAGTCTACCATCTACTCCATCAAACTCAAAGTATCCAGCAGGATTGAAAGTAGCACCTGAGTTAATCGTGCCAGTGTAAGGACTACTTGAGAGGTTTAAAACCTTTCCACTTGGTGTTCCTGTTAATGGATAAACATATGCTCTACCAGAACTATCGGGACTACCAGAACCAGCACCAATTACTAATGTACCACCAACAGCATCCATAGAAGAACCAAAACTAGAAGCATCAGCACCACCACTACCAAACCAAGATTGAAGTTCCTTGCCTTTGTGGGTAAATTGGTATGCTCTACCAGCAACTCCTCCAGCATTACCAGCGTAATACCTTGCTCCAACAATGATACGATCACTACTGACAGCAACACTACTGCCAAATCCAAAACCATCAATATCTTCATTTGCTGGATCATCTGATGGTCTGATACTAAAGTCTAGATCACCTTTCATATCGAATACATATACCTCACCACTACCATTTTCCAGTGGATCTTCTATTCTTTGTTGTCTAGATGCTCCAACAACAATCATTCCATGATCAATGGCAATACCATCAACACCAAACAAAGAAGAAGTTGTTAGTGTATCAGGTTCTAGGATCTTTTCGTTTCTTCCATCAACATCATACAGATATACTCTACCAGCAGCAGATCTACCAGTTACAGGATGACTAATACTTTCTGCACCAATAGCAAGTTTGCCACCACCTGCTGCAATTCTCTTACCATATATACGGAAATTATTAAAAGTATTTTTTGGTCTTAGTTCATATAATAATGCTCCTGTCTCAACATTGAAACAATATACTGTTCCACTATAATCAGGACCAGTTGGTACATTATGATCTGATACCCAAACTCTATTACCAGAGATAGCAAGACCGTTACCAAAAGTATTTCCACCAGGAGGTGTGATGGGTAGTGTGCTACTCTCGTTAATAATAATTTCATTAGTGCCATCAGCATCATACAAATACAATGCATTGTTGCTTGTGACAGCAATTTTTCCAGAGCAATTACAAATAGATACTGAGTTACCAAAGTTCCAATCGTTACCAGCAATATCTGATGCTACTAACGTAGTTTCTAGAACACCAGTAGAGGAGTTGTAGATGAATGCTTTACCACCAGCAGTGTAAGTATATCCAGATGCAGTACAATTTTCTCCGCGAGCACCAACTACAACCTTTCCGTAACCAGTAGCGACAGATTGTGTGTCACCAAAAGAAGCACCATTGGTTGTAGCATCATCTAAAATAAACTCATAAGATGATACATTAGAACTTTTTTCAATACAAAAATTATTTCCAAAGTCATAGTTCAGTTTCAAATTACTAGTAGATGCAATACTAGGACCAATCATAGGTGATGTGTTTGGTCTTAAATCAGTGTATTTTTCTTGAGTAGCGTTGTAGTTCTGATAGACTTGTGCTGCTGTTAGTGCTCTCGGATAAAATAGTATATCCCCAACACTACCAGAATAAGTGAAGTTTCCATCAGATCTGTCACCAATTCTTGTGGTTGTTTCTGAAATATAAACTCTAGATTGTTCTGTTCTAGATGGATAAGAAACAGCATCTATGTATAAAGCAGTAATGTTTCCAGAGGAGTTTGTTGTTATTGTGAAATTATGCCAACCAGTAGTTATTCCACTAGAAACTCCGTAAGATCCTGTGGTAACAACAGACCCATAATTCGAACTGGAAGCAACAACTTGACTATTTCCATCTCTAGTGCTATTAAAAGTTAAACCAATACAAGTAGAAGAACTATTACCAATTGAAAATACCTGCTGTTCTCCCGAAGCGGGAAGTGTAGCCCAGA